GAACTCCCGCCGCTTGGCCTTGCCGCGGATGCCGATCTGAGCATCGAGCCCCGAGCGGGACACGAAGGCTTCCAGGGCCGCCGCAGCGGCGCCGGTATCCTTTGGCATCAGCTCGCGCTGCTTCTCAAGCACGATATCGGCGGCGGCCTGCATGGCGGGGCGCAGTTCGTTATCCAGCGTTTGGTTGACGTTGCGTAGCACCCGCCGCAGCTTGAAATCGCCAACCCGCGATCGGCGAGCCATGGCTCAACCCTTGCCGCGCGGCTTGCGCGGGCTGGGCGCGGCCTTGGACGACACTACAGGCGCGGTGGCCTCGGGCTCTGCGTCGATGGCCACCAGACCACGGTCGCGCAGCGCCTCGGCCTCGGCGGGACTCACCTCGAAGCGGGCACCCTTGGGCTGATCGCCGTGATGGCCGCTGATGTTGGCTAAAGCGGTAACTTTCATGGGTGGCAGCCTCCGCAGCAGTTGCCGGCAGGCGCCTTGACCAGCTGCAGCTGCGCATCGAGCAGGTCCTGCAGGTAATAACGCAGCCGGGCACGGGTCGCGCCCGTGCTGGCGTTGATGTTCTCGATGGTCGAGCGGATCGCGCATTCCAGCTCATAGCTGGTGTCGGTGCTCTCCAGGGTAGCGGCGACAGGCGCGGCGACAGCTGGTGTACTGTTCATGCCATTGTCCTCACGGGTTAGCGACGCTGCTGCACAGCAGACGTACCATTGAGTTGACGTTGTCGGGCAATACGGCTTCGATGCGGTACGTGCCGCGGCTCGAAACCAGCCGCCGGCCCGCTACCAGTTCGGCAGTTGGACGGCAGCGGATCTCCGCGTCGACTGTCGCGGTGAGCTGCTGCGCGACAACGGCCATACGCCCGGTGGGCGTGGTTATCTCTGCCCAAACCTTGCGCAGCTCCACCCACCCGAGGCGTGAGCCGCCCATGCCATCGGGGACGGGTTGCTCGACCTGGAGGGCGCAGCGGTGTCGGAGGGTTCCGGCTCTCATCAGAATCGCTTCCTGTACCAGAGCAGCCGCTCGAACCCGAGCGGCACGCTGCTTGTGATGGTGCCGATGACCACGGCTTCGCGGTTGGCATACCAGTGGGCAACCAGCAGCACCACTGCCTGCCACACATCCGGGGTGAGCGCCATTTGCTCCGGCGTCAGCTCGACGCCCTGCTCGGGCACCACCAAGGTGCGGTCACAGTGCTGCTCGACATGGGCCAACGCCGCTTCGACGTAGCCCTTGAGCAGCTCGTCCTCTTCGTCCGTATCGATGCGCGCCTGGAGCTTGAGCCTGCCGAGCAATTCAGGCTGCGCGGCCCAGTCGATGATCATCAGGCTTCACCACCCGCTTCGGTGTTCACCGGATTGGCGGCGTCGTCGGTATCGCTATGCGAAGCGTCAGCCGGGGCGGCGTTACCCTCTTGTACTGCACCAGTTGCATCAGGCGGCGGGACCAGTTGGGGCTGCACGGGCCCGGAAGGTTCGGTTTCCTTCGGCGCGGCCGGCTTGGTTTCCTTCGGCGCGGCGGGCTTGTTGGTGCGCTGCGCGGCGGGCTTGGACTTGGGCGGCGCTTCGTCAGCAACCTGCTGAGCCAGACCTTTGCCGATTAGGATGTGGGCATATTCGTCGTCGACGTCTTCGAGCACCTGCCCGGCTACCACCTTGGCCGATGCCACACCCAGCAGGTGGGCGATACCGATGAAGCCCCATTGCGCTTTGATCTTCATATCTGCTCCAGAAACAGAAAGGCCGGCTAAGTGCCGGCCTCATATGGCGACGGGGAGGCTCAGGCGGTCGGGAACTGGCCCTTGACCAGCGCCTCGCGGCGGCGAACACCAAGGCCCAGACGCTCTTCCACGAGCAGGGCGCGCTCGTTCTTGATGAACTGATCGTTGATCAGGCCCATCTTGAACAGGAACGACATGCGGTCGAAGAGGATCGCGGCGCGCGCGAAGTTGGCGACCAAGAACTCGCCGCCAGTGGTGCCATCGCCCTCGTCCATGCTGTCGGAGGTGATGACCGGGCGACCCCAGAGCACCGGCGTAACCAGACCCTGCAAGTTGGCGAACAGGTAGCGGTTCTCGCCGTCCTTCTGCAGCTCGATGTTCATCCAATCGAGCTCGGTCATCACCAAGCCGTCGGCCGACAGCTTGGACTGCTTGCGCACCTGGTAGATGCCGCGGCGCATGATGTCGATCGCGGTGTCGCCTGCCTTGGTCAGCGCGGCATCGTAGGTGGTGGCCTGGGTCATGAGGCCGTTGAGGTTCTCACCGGTACCGTCGCCCTTGAGGATCTGCGCCTCTTCCTCGAGCTTGAGGTCATAGCGCAGCAGCTCCTGGATGTAGCCGAACAGCTGCGGGACGTCGTCCAGTGCTTCGTCGGTCACCGGCATCCACACCGCGATCTTCTTGATGCGGTCGGTGACCGTCTCGAACGTCACGTTGCTGGTCGGCTTCAGTGCTCCCTCAGCTACGGTCGCGGCGCCACGGGTATGCAGCAGTTCCTTGAAGTAGCTGTAGCTCTGGCCGCTGACCGGGATCGCGGTGAGCAGGTCGCGAATGCGCAGCTCCTGCCGGAGACCGGGCTGGATGGTGGGATCGTAGTTCGGTACCACGAGGCCAGCGCTGGTGACCTTGGTTTCCTTCATGGTGGCCAGGTCGGACTTGGTCACCTCGATCTGCGCCAGACCGGTTTTCTGGCGATCCTTGTAGCTCTCGTCGCCCTTGACCATATCGATGAAGGATTTGCCTTCGCCCGGGTGGCCGCGCAGCTTGACGCCCTTCTGCTCGAGGTCCTGCACCTGGTCGATGACCTTCTGCAGTTCTCCCTTCTGTGTGTCGATCTGCTTTTTCAGGTCACCGGTGACCACATTGCCTTTCTCGACCTCTGCGATGGCAGCGTCGTATTTCTTCTGCAGGCCCTCGAAGCCCTGCTTCAGTTGCTGCTCGAGGGATTCCTTCAGTTCTTTTACTTCGTTCATGGCGATACTCCGAAATGGTGGGTGAACAGGTTGGAAAGGTCTTTCAGCTCATCCACGATCGCCGTGGCCTCGCTGCCGCCGTCACGGCGGAGCGCGGGGTAGCCGAGCGAAGCGACTGCGGCCGCTTCCTTTTGCGAGAGCCCCATGCGTTCGCGCAGGGCGTTCTCGAATAGCCGGATGTCCGACTTGACGCTGAGCACCTGGGCTTCAGGGTTCATGCCGAAGGGCACGAACGACGCCTCCCAGAGTTCAGCGGATTTGATGACGCGGACGTTGCGGCCGGCGCGCTGCTGGTAGTCCGCCTCCAGCGTGTTGAAGCCGATGGACATGCTGTCCAGCGAGCCGTCCTTCATCAGCTCGTAGGCGTCGCGCGCGTAGCTGACCGCGAGATTCACGCGGCCCTTGAGGTACAGGCCGTGCTCGTCCTGACTGAACTCGGACGTGCCGACCAACCGTGTCAGGTCGTGATACAGGGCCAACTTCAGGCGACCGTTGCGCGCAGTCTTCACCCGGGTGAAGGCACCCTGCAGGATGACGTCGTCGCCCAGGTCGACGTTGTCGAACACCGCGGCGTAGCCCTCGAAGTTGCCGGAATCGTCGGCGGCCTTCACCTCGAACGGGCAATCAAGTTTGGTCAGCATTGGCTTTTATCTCCCATCGGGTGACCTGGTTGTATTGCTCGCCCTCGAGCGGCGGCAGGTTTTCTTTGCGGCGCACTTCGTTGATGGTCATCCAGCCCGAGCCGCCAGAGCCGCCCAGAGCGGCGGCGAACAGCGTGGCTCGGCCGGCGCTGTCGGCGCGCTGCAGACCTTCGAGCACGAACTCGACAAAGCGCCCGCTGCCACCGAAGAGCTTGTCGTTGAGCTCGTCCTCGACGGCGTCGGCATATGGCTTAAGGCCGAAGGTGACGTAGCCGATCAGCTGCTGCTCGAGGTTCGAGCCCATGATCGAGGTCTTGCCCGCGCGGTTGGCGAGCCAGAGCGGCACGCCGTAGATGCCGGCGAGCGCTTCCTCTTGGAACTGCTGCGACTCGATGAATTGGGCGTCTTTCTGGCTCAAGCCCGCGGGAACGATCTTGGGGTTGCCTTGGAGGATGGCCATCTTCCCGATGTCATCAGCATCGCCTTCGCGGACGTCCGGGAACTTGGCCAGGATCTGCTTCTGCTGAGCATCTGTCAGGAACTGCTCGTAGATGACATAGCCGCCGGTAAAGCCGCCCTTGCGCATGAAGCGCGATGACCACTGCTGGCCCGCCTTGGCCAGGCCCATGGTTTCGGCCTGGTACTCGATGGGCGACATCCCGACGAGGCCATCCAGGCTGAATATCTTGAAGTGCAGCATGTTCTCAGGCGATACCGGAAAGCGCGCTCCGTCCTTGGGTTGCACCCAGTAGAGCAAGTCTTCATCGGTGTCGATGGTGACCGTGTCGATGCTCAGCGGGACTAGGCCGATAGGGTCACCGTTGCGGTTGCGCTCGATCAGGGCGAACGCATTGCCGCGCAGCGCCATGTTCACGACGACGAACTTGAGGAAGTTCAGCATCGTCATGTAAGGGTTCGGCTTGCGCAGCAGCTTCTGCGACCGGTCCGTCCCGGCGACCAGCCGACGCTCGCCATCCGCATCCTCGTACAGCTTGAGCGGCAGGCCGCTCAGCGACTCGGAAAGGATCTTCACGCACGACCAGACCATGCTGATCGACAGCGCAACCGTAGTGGTGACACGAACGCCGGCCTTGGTGCTCTTGCCGCCGACCTCCATATCCACTTCGACGAAGTCACCAGTGGCCGGGTCGGAATAACCAAACATCCGCCAGGTGCGCGGGTTGTACCAACGAAAGGTCATGGTCAGCCTATGAGTCCGAAGAAGCCGTTGTTGAGGTAGTCGTCCATGCCGCCCAGCGCGGGCGGGTTGGCAGCCATCAGCGATACCGCGTTGAAGAGGGCCATGAGCGGGTCAATCTTTGCCGTGCCGCTCGCCTGCTTGGTGATCAGGATGGAGTTCGCCCTGGGCTCGACCTTGGCGTTGCCGCAGCACCAGTCCATCAGCGGCTGAGCGGCGTGATGCAGCCCGCCTTCAGCGAGCTTGCGCTCGGTGGTCTTGATCGCGCCGCCCATGCGCCAACCCTGGCTGACGCCGACGACCTTTTCCGGATCAATGCCCATGCCGACCAGTGCTTCGAGAATCGCGCCAATGCCGGCGGGGTCGAGCCCGGCCTCATGCAGCAGCCCGGCCTGGTCGATCTGGAACACGATGGAGGCGACCTCGGCGACGTCTTCGCCAATGTGCTCGACCAGCACCAGGTCGCCGGACTTGGCGAAGTCGAGCAGGCGCGGCGCGATTTCCTTGCGCCGCTGCAGCACGGAGGGGTGCGCCCACGCCCGACACCAGGCGAGCCAGCGCCTGGACTCTCGTTCTCGCCCGACCACTGCCAGGCCAAGCAGGTCA